AATTGCAATTAGAATACAATTGTAACAAAATTAATTAGTGAGGTCAATGCTTAAATTCCAGCATTCTGGGCCATGCCGCTGAGCACGAACAGAGTGAGGTCTCTGGGCTCTTCAAAGGCCACAGTGGTCACTATGTTGACTTGATCGTTCTGGTATTTGACATCATTTACCATGGCAAATCTCCCTGCGCAATGGGAATAGATCCAGCGAGCAGTTTTCTGCATTTGGTATTCCGGCTGGTTTGGTATGGAGATTGATTTGAAGTGTGGGGGTACTCGATCTAGTTTTCTTGGATGGAAATTTTTAGCATTAATCCTCATAATTCACCGTCATCCCAAATGGTGCTTGTATGTTTCTCTCGTAGCTGTTGTTGATCAAGAATATGGTGTCGCAATAGTCTTTGTCACCCCAGCTGTCAAAAGGCCAGCCATCCGTGAACATGATGAATTTTTTAGGCTCGATGCCTTCTTCCTTCATGAAGTCCCAATTGCACATGAAGTCAGTGCCGCCACCGGAACCTATCACGTACTCCGTAAGTTCATCCATGTTGTCGGGCGTGAATATCTTGGGATTGAACACCTTGGTATCAAATGACCAAAGATGTATCTTGAAGTCTTTGTATTGTTCCATTATGCCGCGGATCTCGCCCAGGAAATCTCTGCACTGTTGTTCAGTGATGGAACCCGAAGCGTCAATGGCCAAACATATATCGATAGAGTCAGTATTGACCATGCCTGGCAGCACCGCGTCCATGTGCCAGCTTCTCCTGCTGGGTTTCATGAATGTGTAGTCGCTCTTCATTGTGCTCAATATCTGTTGCTGTATGATCTCTCTCCAGTTCAATTTGGGTTCTGTTAGATCCGAGATCATCCTCTGTATGCTGCCTGGCAGATTGCCTGCGCCCGTGCTCTGTGCCGCCGACATCATGGCTTCTTTAATCTCATCCTTAATTTTTTTAAGTTCTTCTTTCGTGTACACGGGTTTTCCATCTTGTCCTTGGCTCTGTCCCTCTTTGTTCTTGTCTTCGCCTTCCCCTTCGCCTTCCCCTTCGCCTTTGCCCCAATCGATGTGCTCGTCCAACAGTTGTCCCAATTTCTTGAGATCGATCTTGTTCTTCTTGACCTGTTTCATCAGCTCATCGTAGATCTTTTCTGAAGGCCAGTCCTTGTACTTGTCATCTTGGAAGCCCTTGTTCTCGCCCTTCTTGCCCTTGGGCATCTCACCGATCCTGTAGTCCACCAGTATCTGGTTCACGGCATAGTCGCAGGCGATGTTCCAAATCTGTGGATCTCTGCCCTCGGATCTCAGCATCATGTGCTCAAACACATTGTGCAACACCTCATGCCCAAACAGGAACTCGGTCTCTCTCGGTGTGAGGCTGTCTATGAATTTGATGTTGTAGAAGAAATGTCTGCCATCAGTGGCTGCTGTGGGGCACCAGTCATCCGCATTTACTATCTTGAGCCTAGTTGCGAGATTGCCGAAGAAAGGATGTTTCAACAGCAGTGCTATCCTCGCTGTGACCAGTTTGTCTAGGATCTTTTGATCTGTGGTGGCCATTATTTAGACTCCATTGCAGTTATGACATACTTGCCAAACTTCTTATGGAACCTATCAAATGATTTTAACTTGCTCGGATCAAATGGCAGCTTGTAGTTTGTGAGAGCAATCTTCGCACCCATCACGACCAACTCTGTTTCAAAGTTGTCCATCATGTAGTTGAAGAACCTGTCCGCCATGTCGTTCCAATTTTTTTCCTTGTTGATGTGCGCCTGTTGCAGTTCGTAGCACAGGCTCACCGTAAGCGAATACATCGCTGATATCTCTTTGGTCTTGAGGTCCTTGACCTTGCCGCTCAATATGTCGGATGGGTTAGGTAGCTGGCCGCTAATTTTACGATGATTCATAAATTTAACGGCCAGGCCCTCTCCTACTGCGCCTGCCACGAGGTCAGTGAGCGTACTTTCAGGCAAGCTGTCCGATAGAAGTTGGCTAACGAAACTCCATGATCTTGGAGTTGCGAAAGAACGTGATGATCCCTTGGGATCAAAATCATACAAATCTTGTTTGGCGAATGTCACATAGCCCACCACGTCTGGGTGTATGTAGTGCAGGGTCGCCCACTGCATCCAATCTTCGTAGTCCACTCTCAGTTCAATGTGTACGAATCTGTTGGCCAACGGTGCTGGCATCCTGTAGGTAACGCCTTTGTCGGCATCTCTGTTGCCGGCTGCCACGATCGCAACGCCCGCGGGTAGGTGATACTGTCCCACTCGGCGATTCAGGATCAACTGATAGGCCGCTGCCTGCACAGCAGGAGCCGCTGAGTTTAATTCATCCAGGAATATGACCGCTGTGGATTTGGGATCCGTTGGTAACTCTGCTGGGGGAGCCCAGACCATGTTGTTTTCTTTGGAATTGTAATAGGGAATACCTTTGATGTCGGTGGGTTCCCACAATGGCAATCGTATATCGATCACTTGTCTGTCCTGTTCTTCTGCAACCTGTTTGACGATATCAGATTTACCAATACCAGGTGCACCCCACATCATCAGTGGTCTTTGTAATTGCAAACAATGCGCCAATGCTGCCTTTGCTTCATTTGGAGTTACGGTTCTGTTTTGAGAGCCAACCGCTGTGCCCTTTTCTTTTTTGCTCACCATTTTTAGACCTCTCTAAAATTTGTTTATACTATCATTATAGCATAAAACCGTATAAGGTCAATTGGGTACAAACCACTGATTTTATTGACTTTTTTGCTCGTCCATCTTGCTCATTGCGCGGGCCAGGCCATATTTGGTCACATCTCCGGCGAACATCATTAATTGCAGGGCCATCCTCTCCATGGTTACAGTGATCTGCTTTTTGTCCACATGATATGGGCAATCTACGAATTCATCCAGCCATAGGAAGGTCTGGGGCGTGAAAATGATCTTGTCGGGAAATTTGATCGTGTAGGTCTTGATCTCCAATCGTTTCATGATATCCAATCCTGATTTGGTCAATCGCAATGACCTGGCCTGATAGCTCTCCCGCACATTCTGCCACCAGGTGTAATAACAGCTCTTGACAGTTTCCTCATGATCAGGCTGATTCAGCAGTTGCATGAAGGTGCGAGTATAGGCGGTCTTGACGTCCATACTGTTAATTATCTTTTGAATTTTTCGCCGGTCTTTAATAGGTACACACCAAACTTGTCAGTCTTGTGCATGGTGTTTAATTTCTTGGCCAGATTCTCCGCGTGTCCTGGATTGGAAAAAGAAACTTTCTTGTACTTGGGGCCTGGGTAGTTGCTTACCAAACTGGAACTTTTGAGGTTGATTGGTTTGCCATCATAAAAAACCGCCCAGATTCCCTCCGCAGCGAGCACTTCCTCCTGCTTGTAGGTCTCTTTATTGCTGATTGTTAGCAGCACTGTAGGTTTTGGCCTTGACATAATCTATCAAGGTATTTACCAATTTTTACCAGATAGATTATTTGCTGAAGTTGCCGCCGTCCATTTCAATGTTGATCGTTTGCGCCTGCTGTGCTGTTTTCAGTGCCTCTATTATTTCTTCCTGCACGGATACTAATCTGGTCATGGTCTGACTCAAACTGGCCGCCAAACGATCCGCATCCTGCATGGTCATGGTGATGTTCTTGTCCTGTTTAGACTTGGCGGTCCTGACCCTGGCTATGAAGTCTTCAATGGGTTGTGTCTGTATTTTGTTCTTTGATTGCATTGTTCAATATCTGTTGCATTTCTATTTTGGTTCGGATAGGTCCTTTATAAGGATACCTTTGTAGTGTAATTACCTTGGGACAGTAGGCCTTCCTCCAACCTTTGGGAAAGTCTATGATATAATAGCCTGCACAAAATAGGCTCCTGCTTTTGGGTGTTTTGGTGTAGATGGGCAGTTGCTTCTGCACGTCAAACATGGCATTGTAAGGCTGTTGCGAGCAGGGAAATCCATGCACATGCCATTCGCTCTCTTCTGTTCGGGGTTCATTAGCAGGCACTGTGATGTCTGTGGCAAATATACCCGATCCAAATCGTGCGTACAGGCTCTCCTGTGTGGGATATTCCTGTCTCTGATCTTTCTTGCCCAGGAAGATCCAACCATTGTTATCTTTCTTCTGCAGTGTTCCTAGTTTTTGTCCATTCTCTTCTATGATCCAAAATTTGTCCTTCACCAATATTTTTGCTTTGACTGTCATGCCAACCTCGCATTGAATGGTTCCACATACAATTGTGCCTGTTCCGTGATCTTCTGTAGATCGTATTTGGCACAGAATTTCATGAATCTTATGCCCACTTGTGTGATCTGTTTGTTCTCTGCTTTGGCATTTTCAATGGTCTGATCCAACTCCTGTATGATGGCCTCTGGCTGTGCATGCAGGTCAACCAGTAACCTGTTTCGCTCATAATCATCTATGACCCGGTGTTCCACGCCCTCTGGATCCACCCATTTGCTCAGCATGAGATTGTTCCAGGCATAACCTCGGCTGTGCCTGTCCGCAAATGCTTCTAATAAGCCAACTTTGCTTTTGGTGCCTTTTTTACGCACACCTGGGAAGGCTGAAAATATGTTGTCCGATGGATCTCCTCTCATGGCCTTCTCAAACAGCATCCATTCACGGTCTTCCACTTTCCTGTGCTCCTTGGTCTTGTTGTCTATTACGGGATTGCCCTTCTTGTCGAAATATCCCTCTACCTTCATGGTCTCCTCTGTGATACCATTGTATTGTCTCACATTGGGTGCTATCAATTGATTTAGATCCTTATCGGTGCTTATAACCACATGCTGCTGATCAGGATGGAGATCGATCCAGCGAGCTATGAGATCATCTGCCTCACATCTGCCATTTTGCAGCACGGTGACGTTGGTCTTGGTCCTAATAAAATCCACAAAATCATCATAGCACTCCCAGAACAGCTTGTTTTCTTCCTGCTCTGCGGCTGTCATTGCCTGTACTGTTTCTGCTCGATTTCTTTTATAAGGAGCATAGTGGTCCTTCCTCCAACTGCGACCTTCCAAACAGAACACCACGTGGGTGCCATCAAAGTCGTTCCAGGCTTTCTTGATGGAATTCAAGGTGATGTGTATGGCCATGCCGATCTTCTCTGTAGCGTCGCCGCGTATCACGTGTCTCGCCCGAAAAAAAGTATTAGCAGTATCGACCAATATATGGGTCATACTCTAAGATACCTCGGTTTTGCCGTCGTTTCTTCTGTTGATTTGTACATAACCTGCACCAGTTATGTCCACGCCCTGTTCATTGCCGATGGTCTTGCATAGGCTCTGGAACCAACGATCCACGATCTCTTCTTCAGACGCTCCCGTGTAGCCGTTCTGTTTCAGCATATTGACGAATTCATCATTCCAATCCAATTCGAAGAATCCATTTCTTGGATTTTCTGGATTCACATTCACTTGCAGAACCTTGACCATGGGCTCTTCACTCTTTTGAACCTTTGTATTTTTAGTTTTTTTAACTTTCATATCTTTATTTTATAACACTTCTTGGAAAAAATCAATTGTTTTCCAATGATACTTTACCAAACTACGTCCCCCACGCATTTTTAAACAGAGGCACCTGCAACCTATCGCTGTATCTATAGCCCATCTTCATTGCCAGTTCTGCCACTGTTTTGTTGTTCATGTGATAGACGCTCTCCACTCCACCCAC